ATAAGTGAAGATGTAACCAGTGAGCCGTGCATAGCACTAAACAAAGCACCGCCAAACATACCCGCCACACCTGCCATGTGGAATGGATGCATGAGGATATTATGTTCCGCCTGAAAGACAAACATAAAGTTGAACGTGCCTGAAATGCCAAGAGGCATACCGTCACTGAATGATCCTTGTCCGAAAGGGTAGACGAGGAATACAGCAAAAGCGGCTGATACTGGTGCGGAATAAGCAACACAGATCCAGGGTCTCATCCCTAGTCGATAACTAAGTTCCCATTGTCGTCCCATGTAAGCTGAGATACCGATGAGAAAGTGGAATACAACGAGTTGATATGGTCCTCCGTTATACAACCACTCGTCGAGGGTTGCAGCTTCCCAGATTGGGTAGAAGTGAAGACCGATTGCGTTTGAGGACGGTACGACTGCTCCTGATATGATGTTGTTTCCGTACAGGAATGATCCTGCAACTGGTTCTCTAATTCCATCTATATCTACAGGTGGTGCCGCAATAAATGCGATTATGAAACATGTAGCTGCTGTTAGTAAGCAAGGGATCATTAATACACCAAACCAACCCACATAAATGCGGTTATTGGTAGATGTAACCCACTCACAAAACTCAGGCCAGCCAGTCAAGGAATTTTGTTCCCTGACTTCTATAGCAGTAGCCATTTTAATAATATAAGGACGTTTGTTAGCCTTTCAACAAAAGGCTTAACATAACTATACAATTAATAATTTTATTCAGCAGGATTTACACCATTGGCAAAGCCCGACCACGCTAGTCCTATTGCTTCTATTGTAGATGTTTCTGTTGATTTATAAGGTAAATGTACAACATCTCCTGCGTGATAAGTCGCTGGTTGTCCACTAACTTGTACTTCACTATCTCCAAATTTTCTTACAGTTCTTTGTTCTTCTGAATAAATAAAATTTGTATCAACAATATCACCAAATTTAGGTTCAGTCATGTTGTAGGAGTTCCTCCCTGTGCTGGTGTATAAGCTCTTCCAGCTTTATCATACATAGTGAAATTCTGTAGCTTTACAAAAGTAGAAGGAATATTAAATAACTTTTGCATCATCTGAATCATCATTGGTGATTGACAGTTAAACGGAGGAATATCCATATAAGCTAATCCATATCTATTAATATTCGCTGCAGCTCCTTGCTGATCTTTTTCTACTTGATCAACTAGTTTTTGTTCCCAAGCAACAATATCTGTTATTTCAACAGGTATATCTGATGGCTCAGGAGGGAAAACACCTTCTTCATATTTCATTGAATAGATGTGTTTACAATATCTAAACTCATCTAAGGTTGGAGTCCATCTATCTGTTAAAGAAGTAATAACATTATCTTTTGCTTTATAGTCTTCAAAATCAGGTAAGCCTTCTGATCTTGCTCCAGGTAAAGAAGGATCAGCTCCACTTCTTAGATATACTCCACCAAAATCACTGAACACACCTGGGTTATCTCTAGTTGCTCCTAGTATTGTGCTACTTGATGCAGCAGTAGTTGGTGGTATTTCATATTGAACAGCAGGAGCTACAATTTCTAATTTCCTGTTAGTTAAAGCATTAGTCATTGCTTGGTTAGCAACTTTTCCTGCTTCCGTCATAACTTCATAACGTCCAGGTTTAAGTGTTGCTACTCCTGTTTTTGGAAATCTTGGACCTGACCTTTGACCCAAGGATGATATATAAGCATATTGACGACGAGTGAAATCCTGACAAGTGCAGTAATAACGAGTACCTGTCATAAAGAAACGACCAACATTTGGAGGTCGTGTTGCTGGTGTAACTAATACTTGGTCAGGAGTTGCTTCAACAGAACCACGTTTTCTAAGTTTTAATAAACCTGTATTTGGATTTACATCAGCTAAGACAGCTTGTACATAACCATATCTTGTTTGTGTAGCAGGATTAATTGTTCCTCTACTAATAGGAACTCCTTCAGGTTCAATAATTCGATCTTCTATTACCTCACCATTAGTAGGTTTAATACCATCAGTGCCAGCTATAGGAATAAATAATGGAGCTGGAAGTTGATTAGTTGAACTCCATGTTCCTGCAAGTTGTACATACCAAAACTCTTTATCTTCTGTTACTGAAGCTATTGATGCAGCAGTACCACCGCTATCTTTAACATTATCAAAACGAAGACTACCAGCTACACGTACACCTGCCCAATGACAACCTAATTCTTTATTCTTAGTAGGAAAACCTCTAAATACACCTGGAATAGCAGGAGCGTTTCCAGAGGCTCCAGGAACGCCTGTAGGAAGTGGAATACGATACTTAAAGGGATAATCAAATGAGTTGTGATATAAAGATGCTGTAGCTAATTCAAAGCCTCTTCTCCACCTTGCCCAACACGACTCTCTATTAACTGTATATATAGATTCAGGACTACTTCCACCGAATTCATTAGTAATTGGTTTGAATTTATAACTATTTCCTTTGTATTTTTTATCAAAGGAAGAAAAAGATCCAAATGAAGCCATTTACCATTTAACCTTATGTGACCAATATCTAGCTGACATCTTATCAGGACTAGAATCTTGAGCATTATGTCTTGCATAATATGATTTCTTTCTAGCTTTATCTTTTGCAGTCTTTGGACTTTTACCTGCACCTTTTACACCTTGTTGACCAAATCTAACTATTTTTTCTTTTCCATTATCACAAGCTTTTACTACATGTGATTTTGTTTTGTGACCAGGAGTTTTCCTTGGCTTATTACAAGCCATTTTATCTTTCTGAAGTTTGGCTGCTTTTACAGCTTTTTTTGCTTTAGAAGAATCCACCTTGAGCCGTCACGTTAGCACCGTCTGTATAACCAGCGGTGTTGTTACCTTCTGCATAAACTCCTACATATAAACGATCACCACGTTCCAAATAAATACCTCTGTTTCTTACAGGTAATCCTGCTCTTGTATCTCCAGTAGATGAAGCATATGAAGAATGAATACCTGGAGTAGCAAGATGTGGCATTACATCTGAGCAATCACAAACAGCAGTTTCAGCAGGTACTGTTTTAGAGAAAAGAATATTGTAATCACCAGATGCAGGAATAGGTGTTGTAGTTCCTCTTGTTTGATAGAAAACAAAAGTTACTTCGGGTTGTTTACCACGTACAAGACCTAAATCTGTATAGCCAGTTGTTGTAGCTGTATTAGTAAAATCAAAAGCACTAATTAAACCTGTTACAGAACTTGATCCAATAAATTTGTAATACTTATTACCTGCATTTTTAACAGCTGTAACTGCAGATTGCTGAGAATCTTTAGCATAAATAATTTGTCCACTAACAAAAGATGATGCTGTTCCTGATGTTGTGGAATCTAATACGTAATCATTCCCTCTATATTTATCATTCCTAGTAATTTGTATTGAATCAATTACTCCTCCATTATTATTATCTTCACTTAAAGCTGCGTCCATATCTACAAGGATAGAAGGAGCTTGTCCACCTTGAACAAATAAAGTATTACTTGATTCTTGACCAACTGTCTGAGTTGTTACTCTAACTGAATCAAATAGTGGACGATCAACTAATAGAGGTTGTTTATTAGTAGAGGTTGATGACACGTTTATTCACACTAATTTTCTTTAATTATAGGCTCTGTTAATGTTTTCTTATAAATTCTTGTTCTGCATCTCTTCCTTCCTTAAGTATATGTTTCTTTTCTGCTATTTCTCTTTTAGTTAATTGATCTTTTAAAACATTACCCCATTGACCTTGACCTGCTAATTGAATTAAAGGCATCATTAAGCTCCAAAGTTTCTTCTTGCTGCTAAAAAGTTAGGTGAACCTTTCATTATTACTTGATTCATTAATCCTTGTGGATTTTTTTGTAAATTTAAAAAATCTTCAAAGGTAGCATTTCCACCTCTTTCTCCTTGAAATAAACGAGAAAAACTTCTATCCATAGCCCATTTATCTGCTGGTCCATATGTTTTACCAGCTGACATATAATCCCCTGGAAGACTAGCAGTAAATACATTTGTATCTGCTGTCCATCCTGTTCCTAAAGTTTGTCCAAAAGTACTCATTATCTCCAGCTCTCCGCTAATACCATTCTAGATCCTACGGCTGTGTCCGCTGGCCCTGGTAGTGCTTGGATAAATTCTGCTCCAGATCTATCGTATCTATATCTCGCTTGTTGAGGATCTTTAAAGTTAGGTACATACAAAATACCAGCAAGCCTATTTGTTTCATATAGATAAATATCATCCCAAACCTTTAATGCTTCTTGAGCATTACTAGATTTAATTGTTCTATCAACGTCACCAGCAATACTTTCCAATCTTGTTGATGGAGAAGTTGCTACTTCAGTTTTCTTTTCAGCGGTATCACAACGACCTAATTGAACGGCAATCTTGTCATAGAAAAAAGAATCGGGAACTGTATTCATTGCTTCTTCTAATCTGGCATAATCACCAGCTGGAACAGAAACAGTAAAATAACCCAGGTGATACCTGACCCTACTTTTATCAAAGTCAGATAATTGCACAATAAAAATGCTTATTATTTAAATTATACTCGGATTAAATCAGCAGCAAAAACAGAATCCCAATCTACTCTTTTAATTCCTTTTAATTGTTCTAAATTTGCAAACTTTTCACCTGAAAGTGACATCTGAAGATCTTTAATCTCACGAGCAGTTTTAAGACCAATTCCTTTTATATGATCAGCAATCATTTGTGCTGTAGCTCCATTTATATTTAATCTTGTTTCTGGAGGAAAATCACGAGGTTCTTCTTTAGCAGCTTTATCTTTAATTTGTAATGTTTTTACTTTTTTTGTTGCTGCTGAATCTTCTTCTAGTTCATGTTTATAAACATAAAAAGTGCGACTGTCCTGGTCTTCAACCATAAAACAGTCGCCGTTGTCTAATTCACTTATTACTTTTACTCTTGCACCCGTTTTTTTATGTTTAAAAAGAGTAGTCATTAGGACCAGAATGTTACTTTCTGATCCTAGTTTAACTCAAAAATTAAGAAACAGTACGGTTGTCTAAGTACTGTTCAATATCTGCATAACCAGGAGCATCGTCTGCTTGTATGTAACATACTTCAACAACGATGTATCCTTTGTTTCCAGCATCTACGTCTGCATCTGATAGATATACTCCATCAGCAACAGATGTACCTGTAGCACCATCCTTGGTAAATACTTTCCAAGTTGTGTCTGCAGCTACTTGATAATGAGATGTTGAATCATTCAACGCACCACCAGCAGCTGTACCACTTGCAAAGTAAATAGGTAGAGTACTGGTTGCACCAGTTCCACCTGCAAAGAAGATAGCGTTAGCACCACCATCAGTAGTTCCATCTACTGTTGATGCAATGTTTGCTTGAGCACATTCTTCAGCTACAACAGTAGCGTCTGTTGGTGCTCCACCATTACTACGTCCAAATGAGATAACGTTTCCTGTATCTGTATATACACCAGATGCAACACGTCCATCTCCCCAGCCGTCAGCTACAGAAGCAGCAGCACGATAAACATAAGAAGGAGTTCCAGCAGAACCTGCTACAACCATTCCTGTGATATCTGTACGTGTGTCATCATTCCTATAAGGAGAAGGAACAATTACATCAGCTGCATTCCACTTAGCTGCTTTTTTACCAGTGACTTCGGCATAACCACGCTGTTGGAAATACTTCCAACCAGGGACAGCCAACACAGCGGTAGGACCGCCTGATGACTTGTCATTTGTGTCGTCGTCGTTTGTGTCAATATTTTTATACCAACCGTTTAACGGTTCTGCCCAGTTTCCAGGGTAGATCTTTTTAGAAGACAAGTAAGCCATTTATTTCTCCAATGAGTATTTATTTATTAATTAATCTGAGAATTAAGAATCAGCTACGAAACTAAATCCTGTTGTTACAAAGTCCTTATTAAGGATTTCGAAACCAGCATATAACTGCCATATCAAGATAATGAATCTTGAGAAGTCATCATTATTGTTAATGAGAACTTGTGCATTTGGTCCACCGATTCCAACACCAATTGCTTGAGGTCCGAAGAAGTATCCTTGAGCAACTTCTTTAGAAGCATAAGCACCACCACCGTTATAAGAAGCAGTAATGTTCTTAGTTGGGAAGTTTGTAGATTCGAAGAACTTGACACCTTCAAACTGTACACCTGTTGGCATTACAGGCTCACCAGCAAGGAAGTAAGCTTGTCCAGCTTGTGGTCCCTGATAGAAGCTTGAGTTGTTAGGAATCATGGGGTTGCCCATGTACATTCCTTGACCAGGAGCACCTGCATAACGTGCGATTTCTCTGAAGTCAGAGTCACGACGTAAGTGCATCATGAATG